CATATTTAAAAACTACGATTCTTAGAAGGGTAAGATGGACAGGGTACTGACCCTCTTTGATGAAGAGGTAAAGAAACGAATGGTAATTGAAACCAAGAAAATCAAAGAAGAGTTCAAGGAACTTTTGAAAAAAGTAAAGGAAGAGCACAGAGAAAATCTCCTTTCCAACAAACATGAAGTTAAAGAAGCAAATAAGAAAGTCAATGAGGATCACAAAGAAGAGTTACAAAAGCAACGAGCAGTGCACAACGATGAGTTGCGTCGTCTAAAAGAGGAACATAAGAATGAGATTAAGCAGATGCGTGAAGAGTTTGTATTGGCACAAAATCAAAACCAGGAAACTGTAAGGAAACTTCACATTGAATATAGCGACTACTTGCGTGTGATAAGTTTAAATTACCCTCATGTACCATACAAACTTTTATTACGTGATGCACCAAATGAAGAAGATAACACTTGTAGGGGTTTGAAAAAGAATGGTACGAGGTGTAATTTGGTTGGTAAATATGACGGGTATTGTAAACATCATCACGATCAATATAGAAAGAGGGACACGGTTGAGATGATTGATGACTCATCATCGGTTCTGTCATTTGCTTCGGAAAGTAAGGGGCTTATAGATTTCAATTCTATGTTATAGAAGAGATGAGTAAATCACATATTCTGCTATCTTCCGTAAATGAGTTCTATTCTGATGACAAGAATAAAACAACCTTAATGAGTATACTAGACAAAACCAGTGGTATTTCACTCAGGAATATCGAGTGGTTTATAACTAATTATGCCAAGAAGCATCAGACTTCTTACACGACCACCAATGGACGACTCTTCACAGTGCATTGTGCTTATAAGAGCAGTTTGGATGGTTATAGCAAAAAACTGTTTGATCCCTTTGCACGTTCAGAAAAATTTACTTATGTTATCCCGGGCACATCTCATGAAATTCAAACAACGATTGCTCAATTGAACTTCATCAAATGGTGTATCAAAAATCGTATCATCGATTACATCTCCAAGCACAAGGATACACTCTTTAGTAAACGAGTGACATAAATCCCTTTTCAAAATTAAACGTTTGATACCCGGTGTAATATATGTAAAGAGTGTATGTATCACTGAGACCAGGGTCTAGCTTCAGTTCTATTTTGGTCTTTTCAGACTGAATTTCACTGAAATCTAAACTACCCGAAGGGTTTACATTGATAGGGTTGATTGAAAATGAATACGTATATATATTTCTAACAGGTCTCGATAATCGCTTTTGATACGGAACCATGTATTTGTAGTACCCATCTGTCGTACTTGAAATATTTGGTAAATCAACACCTTGAATAAAGAACTTTGCATTTTTCATTACAGGGTTGAAGAAGGTAAACTCTTCGTCGAAATCGGGATTCTTTGAAAAGTTAAACCTGTTCTGGAGATAGTGATAATCAGAGAAGTTTGCATCGGGAACTCGAAACACACTTGTGTCAAGTGTTATACTATAGGATTGTGTAAATGTATCGTCTGTATCAGATACAAAATCTGAAATAGGATCCGTAGGTAATATCAATTCGTGATTTTTTGTAATATCAAATCCCGGAATATTTGTGTAACGTTTACCATTTATAACTCTAGAAGATTCGGTTGTATAATACTCAAAAGTGAATTTCTCTACAAAAGAATTGGCTGGTACTTTCACAGTAATTATCTCGGATCCATCTGCGGTACTTGCAGTTAAACCGGTCCACCCGATGATATTATAATCAGTCGAAAATGGATCACCTACCGACTCGGATGTACTGTTTCTGTTCAATATAGGCGTCTCTGAAAAATTAACACGTGAAAAGGTTGATACACCTCCTTGTGTTAGAACCGTAAGGAATGATAAATTTTTAAGTGTAAACTGATTCGCACCAGTGCCTGATGCAATTGCTCTTACATATATTCTATATGTATCAAATTCCGAAGGCAACGCACTGATTGAAGTATCTTCAAAACGACTGTTTCGTAAAAACCAGTGTATAGATTTAACACGGCTATTTGGAACAAGATTAGTTTGTATGTTGTCTACACCGGGTGTGGTTTCGATAGTTGGGTGTTTTTTCACGACATCTGTAATCATCGTGTATTCTTTATTTTTAAGATAAAGACGTTCAACTGGGTCAATGGTAAATTCTTCAGTTATAATTTTAAAGTTGTCAAGTTGGATCGTGTTAACTGAGTTTGTAAAAAAGTTTTGTGGATGAAACTCGAATTCAAATTCCATTTTTTGTTTGTGAATAGCACATAATGGGAAGAAAGGTCTGTTTGGTTCATTTGTCAGATATTCATCACTCGAGTATTTACGTGAAAAGAAGAATGGTAATGGAATAATAACTTCTGAGTCTAATGATGCATAAGCACGTTGAGCGGATGATGTGTCAAATCCCAACATCCGATTAAGGATGAAACGGTTAGAAACCTTCTCTGATACTTCTAAATATAACTCGTCGTGTATAATCATCCAGTCATCATAAATTTTTTCAACCTCGATCTCATCTACACGCATAGTCACAGACTTGATAAGATGACGACCAATCTGATCTGAATAATTTTTGTCTTGAGTCAGACCTGGAAGTTTTAACATGACATACATATTACTAAGAAGGTCACCCATATTCTGTGGGTTGAATGTTACTTTGATACGTTCGTTGAACGGCCATGTTGGGGAAGTGGGTGACTTGTTCACAACCGTGGTTCTATGAAACTTTGTAAAATTAGAATGCGTCTTAGGGTTGTAATTAAAAATGGATTCATCTAGGTTTTCACTATGTATGTATGACTCTTGTTTGCCAATGGCATGTAGAGACACAGCGGCTCCACTTGAAGTGGGCATCTTAATACATGCCTACATATTTTTAATGTCGGTTATCCACATATCAACATGACCCGTCTTTTTCAGTTTTTCCAGTTCTTCTCTGGCCTGTAAAGCTTCTTTGTGAAGAGCCTCTACTCGTTCCTCTGTGTAATCAACCGTCTTGATATGCAAGAGATAATCGTAAGATCCATCAAGTTGCCGGAAAGATTCACTCAGTTCCTTCTCAAGTTCATGTTTCTTCCTTTTGAACACGATCAATTTACCATCTACAACCTCCTTGACAAATCGTGCACGTTCGTTGCACACGTCTGATCGCAGTTGAGTTTCCCAGATGAGTTGATCCTTTCTTTTTTTATAGTATTCCAGTCTAAGTCCAATGAAGTCTGATAGAATTTCTTCTGCAGACTGGTATTTACAGATCCCCTTCGATGGATGGAAGAGGTGCATATTTGTACTGCGAATAGTCTTTTGAAGTTTGAGATCTTTGATGATGTCTTTACCAGAATATCCCTGGATCAAAAAGTCGACATCCTCAGTGGTGCTGTTGTTTGTAAAACTTCCAATGAGCTTCTTCTCAACAAGGGTATCAAGGTATTCCTTATAATCCTGTGTCCATCTACCTGGTGGTAGTTCAGAAACTTTGACAGTTGTTCCGATAACCTGCCAAATACCTTCGGTGACCCATCCACTTCCTTCATCTTCAAATACACGCCCCTTAAATCCCCTGAACCAAGGCTTCATGGGCTTGAATGGTTTATTGTTGATATGGTTAACAATGTTTTGTTTGATGTCTTCTGGGTTGAATGGTGGCACATAACAAGAAAACCCTGTTCCAATACCCTCTGTCCCATTCACCAATACAGTTGGAAGAGTAGGCATGTAGAATTCTGGTTCAATAGATCGCCCATCATCGTCCAGGTATGTGAGAACTGCATCATCCTTCGGGTCGAACAATTTTCGAGTATCTTTGGCCAGTCGGGTAAAAATATAACGAGTCTGGCTGGCATCCTTTCCTCCCATCAACCTGGTACCGAATTGCCCACAGGGTTCCAATAAATTGACGTTGTTACTACCCGTATAGTCATTGGCAAGCTTCACGATCGTCTCTGCCAGAGATACCTCACCGTGGTGATAAGCTGATTTTTCAGCCACGTAAGCAGCCAATTGTGCTACCTTCATTTCATTTCGAAGATTCTTTTGAAAGCACGAGTACATCACCTTTCTCTGTGATGGTTTGAGACCGTCAGCCACATGAGCAATGGATCTTTTAAGATCAGCAAGACTAAAGTTCACAAGGTCCTTGTGTACAAAGTCACTGATCCCAAGTTGCTTGATGTTGCCGTAAGGTACTTCAAGTTCCTTTGAGTCTTTTGCAGTGCTTTCAAGAAGCCATGACTTGCGTGCATCTGCTTTCTTTTTATCGAATGCCAAAACAATTGACTCGTCGGTCATTGTGTCAACATCAAATTTAACTGTGAGATCCTCCAATTTTCTTGAAGTATTCACGAGCTTCTTTCGATGTCGAAGTACCGAGACCCTTGTAATATTTTATAGCCCATCCGGGTTGTCCGCTTCCATACCAGGACCTGAATGTAGATTCAGTGTAGAATGACTTGACTTGATTACCACGACTGGCTTTGATGATGGGTGTAACCATCGATACAACAAAACCCAACTTGAGGAGACTGGGCCAGAAGTAGTGCAGCTGATTCAGAATTAAACCCTTGATGTGGGATCCGTCATTATCCGCGTCAGTCATGATCATCAGTCGTCCATAACGAAGTTCTGACACATCTTTGTATTCCTTCCCTTGTTGAAGTCCGAGAATCTTCTTCAGATCGTTGAATTCCTGGTTAGAAGTCAACTGTGCAACAGAGGCATCACGCACATTCTTACATTTTCCTCGGAGAGGAAAGACTCCGTAGTGATCTCTTCCAACCACAGAAAGACCAGCAACAGCGAGTGTCTTCGCTGAGTCACCCTCTGTCACAATGAGTGTACACTTTTTG